GTAGCATTTATCAGCCCCCATTTTGACGTTTCTTGTCCACTGATGTTCGGTAGGTCCGAACATCAGTGGAACAATCGGGGCGTCATGGATTTCTGGCGACGGGGCCTTCCAAAAAACAGGCGACGGTTATTGTTCAGAGGGTCAGATCTGGGGGAGCAACAAGGTTGACTTTTCGGCATCTCGCTCAAGCGCGATTTACAGCAGCTCTTCGACCGTGCAGCCTGCCGCCGTCCGGTCGTTTTTCTGCATCAAGTCTTGATGCAGAAGAGCGAGCGAACGGATGATGGTTGAACGGTTGAAGACGAGCCGTATACGGAGTTGGAATTTTTAGCATTGATGTTGACGACGGCATTATTACCGTTGAAATCCCCGCCAGATGATCCAATGCATGCCCAGTAACTTCCTGCTGTGACAGACATTGCACCGCTGTTCGAAACACGACTAGAGCCGCAACTGGAATAGCCAAGATTCGCCTTGCCAAGGCCATTCACATCCCAAGACGTCGATCCAGTGATGTTCGGTAACCCAGCTGACACCGACTGACCGACCTCGGAAGTGGTGTTCGTGCCCTCGATAAATCGGTGATGCAGGTTCGGAAGGTTGAACGTCGTCGAGCCGTCGCCCGATCCGTATTTCGTCCCAATGACGGCAAAGAGCGCAGCATACGTCGTGCGCGAGACGGCCGCGCCGTTGCACTGCAGCCATCCCTCAGGTACGGTGTGAAATGCTGAAATCATGCCGGTCGGGACGGACAGCGGCTTGAGCTTCGGAAGCATCTCCGTCAGCGCCTTCTTGATCTGAGCAAGAGAAGGATTTGAAATAGCCATGATTTACTCCGTGAACGGTTGCGTCTGGCTGCCAAGCTTGGCAACGCTGTTGGTTAGTGTCTCGAGAATCTCCCTGATCTCAACGATCTGTGCTTGCGTATCGCCGCCGATGAGATGACCGCCTTGTGTAGCGCCATCACCGGCGTAGAGGCCCCATGTCTCTACGTTGAGCGCGAGTTCACCTTTTGCTAAGACCACACCGCTAAGTTCGGCGGTCGTGTACGTCTTGAGCATGAGCGTAATCCCGCCGCCCTTCAGATCAATCGTTTCTGCAAGTTTCTTCTGCGTCACGCTTCGATCAGCAAGCGAAAGGGCGCTGATCGTGCCGTCCTTTAAGACGCTCCCTGACAGCGTTTTATCCTTCGCCCACTTGAAGCTCTGTAGAGCTTCGAGATATTCGGTTGTAGATGGCGGCTGAGCTGGATCAACCCCACATGCCTCAAGAAGAGACAGACGCATTTGGTCGATCAAGAAGTACCAGGCCGCCCCCGGTTTCGTTGCAGGAGTGCCCGTCTTCGGATTACCGGATGTCGGATAACCTCTGGATGAGAGCGTCGTCAAATCCGGAGGAGAGTCAAGTGCTGATGCTTGCCAAGAGCCTTTTAACATCATTCTTCCTCATACATAAAAATCACGTGGACATGAGCGGGCGCGAGCGCTCGGATCATGCATTCAAGTAAAGCGTTGCCCCACCTGGCAAGAGGTTCATCCGCAGACCAGGTGACATCGAGATATTCAGCATTGCCGTCGGAGCGGATAGTGATGCCAAGCGTCATGACGGTCGTCCATTGATGATCCCAGAACGCCTCCGTCACATCGGAGTCGACGTCGTGCTCTTTGAACGTCGTGACCTTCGCCTCAAAGCCGAGCGTCGCGGCCAGGCTTTCAAAGAAGGCCGCCGTCAATCCAAGGTTCGATGTGATCTTGGCCAGAAGTTCCTGGCGCATCTGCTCGAGTGAAGGATCGACAATTGCGGCCAGACACTCGGACGGAATACCCCAGTCATCAAACCATCTGCCGAGTTCCTCAACCGACGTTCGAGGATCTGATTCCTCAATGATTGCACGAATGCGTTCGTCGACGCGGGCCGCCTCACGCGCAAGCGCGAAAAGTACGGCATCCAACACGCCGCCCCTTCGTCGCTTCCAGATCGGACCGCGAGGCAGCAACGCATTAATCTGGTGCGTGTAGTGTTCTTCTATCAGTGCCATGGTCACACCCACGAAACGGTTCCGGGAACATAGATTTCACCCGTCGTAGTCCCGACGTCATCGGTCGGAGAGATGATGCGATAGGAGAGAACCTCGCTCACGCCGGAGATCGCACGGTCAAGACTCGTGCGCAGGATCGGTCCACCAGGCTTCGACTCCGACATCACAACGCTTTCGATCGCGCTTTCTATCTTCGCCTTCACCGCGATGTCGTCAGGCAAGAGATCGATCGTGACGTCGAGCGGCTTCGGGATTGGGGCTTCGACGTGCAGGATGCAGGTGACGGGCATCATGGACTCGATGTACTCCGTCACGCGCTTGACCATGACCTCGTTCGGAATGCCGTTTTCAGTCATCCCGTCGGTCATGAAGCGGACGGTCACATGTCCTTGGCCAAGCTCTTGCGGGTAGCACCAGGCTCGCGTCACGCCCGCCACCGACAGGGCCCAGGCGACATAGTCGGCTTTGGTCCCCGCCTTTGGCGGATTCTTCTGGCGTTGGAGCAGTCGCTCACGCAAGCTTTCGTCATCCTCAGCATCCGTCCCGCCCGTGAGTTCACCCGCGACAGCCGTCGACATGATCCCCGCGATCGGACTCACAAGTGTGAGCTCCATGCCGGCATCGGCATTCCCTGCCGCGCCAGGCTTCGCAGCTCTGATTTGGGCGACCTTGTCCTCATCGAGGTCGGTCGTCGTGAGGTAGATCATGTCGTCGCCTGACTGAAGCTGCGTACCTGCCGGCACATGACCATCGCCTGAAAATGTCACAGATCCAACAGCAGAAGCGGCCTGTTTTCTGTAGACCCCGTACTCCGACGCGCGCCTTTCCAGATACGCCCCTTCTGCCGTCGAGCTGAAGATCTGCCTGATTGTGAAGGCGATCAAGCCATGCAGTGAGTGCGATACGCCTGCGATGACGCGGCTGAGTACGGGAACAAGCGTCCAGCGCATGGCCTTCTTGCCGAGACGGCTCTCGGCGTCACTTTGCACGCGTGTAATGAGTTCCTGAAGACTCGGACGTTCAAACGGCATGTCACCCCCAAATTTTCGTGAAAACGGCATCGATGCGATCACCGTTCGGCTTGTAGCAAATCACGTTCAGCGCGATCCGATCGACCGCATCACGCGATGCCGTGACGTCGATCCGCGACGCCATACGATCATCGATCAGCCACTGCAGGCCTTCCTTCGCGTAGGCTTCCGCACGACGAATCGTCTCTGCAGTGACCTTTTCGCGTTGCAAAAGCCAGAGTCGTGAGCCAATGCGATCGCCCGGCACGACGGCGTATGTGTCACCCCACCACCCTTGACGATCCGGCGCATCGATGCCGTCATCCGGATTGGACTTTCGCCATGAAAAAAGGCTGATCAGCACTGCCTGCGCAAGCTCATCAGCCTCGAAGTCGGATAGATCTGCCTCCCGACCGTTGATCATCAATTCCATGCTCGCCTCACTTCGGCGTAGACGTTTCTGACCCGTCGCCCTGTTCAATGTGAACGTGTTGCTGCAGACTGATGCCGCCCGCATTCACATCGCCTGTCGTCGTCAAAGAACCGGACACAGATGCACCCTTGCCACCGCTCACGGCAAGCCCACCACTCACGGTCAAGCTTTTGTCGATCGTCGTGTCTCCAGTGATGTGTATCGTGCCTGCATCGATCGTGACAGCTGAGGCCTTGAGCGCGGCAGAACCTCCGACGTTAATAGAGGCATTGCCTTCGACGTGCGACGTGACGTTACCGCCGACCGAAATTTCGGCATCCTTGGTGACAGTTGCCTTGAGCCACCCGGGCGTAAAGACTTCGAGGCCTTCACGCGTGAGATGGACCTTCTGGCCGAGATCGTCGAAGATCGCAACCTCACCCGTCTTAAGCGGCTTGAGTCGATAGCGGCGGTCGGCGATGCAGAGCACCACTCCGTGCGACCGATCACCATCGAAGAAGAGAGCGAAGGCCTCGGCATCCGGATGTGGCTCAGATGAAAAGCCATAAGGCTCGACATGCTCAAGGTCATCACGCACTTCGTCAGCAAGAAGACGGACTTGTACGGAACGCATCTTCTTCATACCATCGGCAAGCGTCATGACACCACGTGCGAAGAAGTCTGAAAACCTGCTCATAAAAGAAAAGCGACCGCATTTCTACGATCGCTCTAATCTAAAAAACGTAAAAGTTGGACAATCAGCGCTTGCGCTCCCAAGTGTCCTGGTCTTTCTGCGTCCACTCTTCCGTGTCGGACGTACCGTGACGCCAAACGGTCACTGTGCCATCAAGGTTCTTATGGACCTTCTCGACTTGGCCAACACGGTTGGCGTCAACAGGGCGACGACCCTCCCGAGCTCCTGGCTCTCTGTGGTACTTCAGACACGTCGACCAGGTACCAAACTCATTCCAGCCGCTTTCGTCGCAGACAACCCTTGCCATGCAAGGCACCTGCATGGAAAGAAACGCGGCGATCAGTATCAAAATCGCTTTCCTCATTTGACAACGCCTACCCACGCACTTTCTTTTGCATCAGAACTTTTACTAGCACCAGAGGCTGACTCTCGTTGATAACCATCTACGGGCAACACAGTCAACGCCGTCGTCATACCTTGGGCGGATAGTGAAAATGTCAACTTCACAATCAGTAGACTATCCTTGATACCTAACAGTTTATCAAGGACCCGAACAACCGAATTGACCTTCCACAAGTTCCCGTCAGATTGTCGCCACCCTTGTACGGTATAGGTTGCCGATTGGTATTGAGCCTCTCTATACCGCCGCTCAAAGTCCGCGCGTTTACCGCACGTCATCTTCGCGCTTTGCCCTTGATCCTTGATGACCAAGAGCCTGGGGCGTGTCACGAACTTCGAGTCAACAATACCTTTGTCTTCGGAAGCAGAACGACCAAAGTCAGTATCCGTCCCAGAATGCTGCCCAAGCACAACATACCTGCTGAAAAGTTTTGAAGCATCGAAGCTCGCCTTCCCCGTCAGAATGTTTTTTCCGAGTTCAAGCGAATCGGTGCAGTCGCCGGCATCACCAACATCAACGATCACCAGATCCCCAGCCTCATCATCCGTGACGACCAAGTTATCTTTTGTGATCAGGCGGTTGATGGACTTGTGAACCGTCTCGCCCGGAACAACCGTATGATTCGTGAGCTTGTCGCCGAGTTCGTTCAATGCGTGTACAGCGATCCCGTACGGCGCTGCCAGAGATGCCATGATCTCGGAAGTGCGGATGCCTTTCCACGACGTCGTCTGGATCCCCGCAGGTGGTATCTCATTCTTCGCCCCGTCCTTCCCGACGACGACACCCTTCCAAGAATTTTCACCACCGGAAGATGCCATCCCGTACTTAGCCACGGGGCAGCACTCAACAAGATCGACGGTCTTAGACTTTCCCTGCACCTGCACGCGGACATTTTTACCATCGTAGCTGACGGCCACCACCGTGATGTAGCCGGTGCAGACCAAATCCTCGCCGATGAAGAGCTGGACGAGCTCACCGTTTCGCAAGCGATGGAAATCGGTATTGCCCGGAAAAGTGTCCGTCACCTCAAGCGCGAACGCCCTCGTCAGCTGATCTATGCCGATGTCAATCTTGACAGACTTCCAACCGCCGTACTCACGGCCATTGACCTTGATCGATACGGCGTTATTCATCTGCCATCACCTTCAAAGAGTCAGCCGAGCAGAAACCTTCGTGCTCAACTGCGTTGCGAATCACAATCTCCTGATCCCTGGCCGCGTCGTCATGGTAGTCGTATGCATGAACCAGTGCGGGCAGAACCTCACCCGGCTCAACGATGTAGACGCGGCCGCGACGGTTTGCCTTTTCTGTCAGGACTTCAAAGACGGCAACCCTCGCCTTTTCAAGAGCGAGATAGGAGTCGTCGTTCGTCGTCATCAGAAGCTCGGCATCGATAGCCTCAAGCAACTCCTGGCGCACTTCGATCAGGTCGTCATAACTCTTCGTCACCGTTTCCTTGAGCGTCTCGCTTGTCACGACATCGTCCTCGATCGGCGGAAGCTGATCGTTCTTCGTTCCGATCAGCGCACTCACGCCGACCATCTGAGCAATCAGACTTTGACGAATCAAGGTCTCGACAGCGGCACGGTTATGCATGACGGCCGACTGGACATCGGACAGCACCGTGCCTTCGGCCTTGGCCTTTGCCAGCGCCTTCGTGCCGGACGACATTTTCTCGTGCTTGGTCAAGTTCTTGAGCTGCTTGGCTACTCGAGACCAGGCACGCGCAGACGAGGCTACGCGAGACAGACCGAGCGCCCCCATGAGGTTCGAAGCGAAAACCTTCGGATCCATGCTGATGAGCGACAAGCCCTTCTGAGCAAGCGAGCTGATCTCGTCCACCTTGTCGAAGATGGCGGCCAGGTCCGCGGAGCTGATGATGCCGAGCTTGTCGAGCAAGTCACCAGAGAGCGCAGCATCGACCCATTCGGACACACAAGACAGATCGATCGAATCACAGAACTCCTGAATCGCGGACTTCTCGACTTCGTCGGCCGCTTCAAGTGCCGCATCCGTCGTGTCCTGCGTCTCCTTCGGGAACTCAAGATCACCTGACTCGACGGCCGTCAACTTGATCGTTGCGATGCGCCTTTCCGTCGTAAAGCTCAGAGTGCTTTCGGCTGTCAAGCTGGCCTGCATCTCACCGAAGTGAGGATGCACGAGCTTGCCCGGCCCCGGCTCTTCGATAGCGGCCAGAAGCTTCTGCGCCTGCTTGATGTAGTCGTCTCCAACGATGAAGGCGGTGAAAGTGAGCTTACGGCTGGCACGTCCGATATCTTCTACATAGGGCTTGTCCCTCTGAGGATACTCATGTAGGACGGTACGTCGACCGGCTTTCAGCTCCGTGCTCGTCACATGAAAGGCCACGTCACGAAAGCTCGCCTGGAGAAGTGCCGGCGCTTCCTTCTTCTCTTCATCAGAAGGCATATTCATCTCCTCCCGCACGATCGGATCGACCGACAGAACCCTTGATATCCAAACCGTCGCCGTCCGCCGAAACCAGGCTAGCAGTCGCACCGCCGGCTGCTTCGACACGGACAACCATCTCGCCAGACATGCGACCGCCATTGGCCGCTGCAGGCGCGTAGCTCACCGGCTCACCAAAGCCGTATCGAGGCATACGACGATCATCCGGTGGCTTCGGTCGACCTTCTTCCTCATCGCGCTTTCCGAACCCGAAGAAGTTCTTCACGCCCTTCGGCACCATGTCGCTCATGTCAGGAATCAGCGACTTGAAGTCGAAGTCCGCGAAGTAGTCCTTGATCATCCGACCGATGCCGGTGACCGTTCCCTTCACTCCTTCATACCATTTCTTCGCCCCCTTCGCCCAAGCATCGGGAAGCAGGTTGAAAGACGCAATGGCCAGATCATCAAGGCCGCCGAAAAGCCTCGCCATGTCGCCACGGAAGAGACCTGTCGCACTTTCCAGAATAGCTCCACCAACAGCCCCGAACTTCTCCTGGCACACGGTAAAGGCGTTGCCGACGAAATCAACCATACCGCCGACGGCGTCCTTCACAGCGGGTCCGACGCGGTCCCAGTTCGCAATGACCAGACCAGCACCGATCGACAGCGCACCGATGATCCAACCAACGGGACCCAATGATGCGCTTGCAACCGCTCCGAATGTTTTGACCGCTGTCATGGCCGTCCCTAGAGACTGCGCAACGCCGATCAGGCTCGACCCTAACGAGACGACCGACATCACCGTCTTGCTGGCTAGGATTGCGCCCGTGACGTAGAGCACCGTGTTGAATCCGCCTAGCGCATTGAATGCCCGCAGACCGTAGTCCGCAATGGTGAGCATCCCGCCCGCAATGCCTTCGAAGTCAACGCGTTCAAGGGAGTCGGCGAATTGCCCGGCCACTTTCGCGGTCTTTTCGGAAAAGGCTCCTCGATTCGCAGTGATGAGATCACGGAAGCGATCCGACATTTTGATGACGATCGGTGCAAGTCTCGCGCCGATGTCGTTTCCGAGGCCCTTGACCGACGCCTTCATGTCATCGACGTGGTCGGTCATGGCCGCGGCCGCCGTGATCGCGTCTTGACTCATCACCAGGCCGAGCTCATGTGCCTGCTGTCCCATCTGCTCGAGACCTGCCGAACCGGACGAGAGCATCGGAATCAGCTTGCGGCCTGAGTCGCCCATGAGAACCATGGCCATCTTGGTTCTGATGGCCGGATTCTCATTGCGCTGAATAGCATCGGCCACCTCTCGGAAGATGTCTGCCGACGGCCGGATCTTTCCGGTCGCGTCCTTCACAGAGATGCCCAACGCTTCGAAGAGCTGAGCCGCATCCCCGGTGTCACCGGCAGCGACCTCGGCAATCTTTTCGGACAGATCCTTCAGCGCATCTTCTAGGTCTTCGGGCGCGGCACCGGCATGCGTAGCCGCATAGCTCCACTCCTGAAGCTGCTCGGCGCTGATGCCGAGGCGAGCAGACATCTTGTCTAGCGCGTCCCCCGTCTGGGAAAAGTCCGTGACAGCAGACTGAAGACTGAAGCCGACGGACCCCGCCAGCATCATGAAGGGCGCACCGATTTCGGAGGCAAGGTTCTTTGCCTCATCTCCGAAGTTTTTGAGAGATCGGTTCGCAAGAGCGAGATTCTTTTTCAGCCCTTTGAACTCGGTCGTATCAACCGCCTTTTGAAAACCTCTCCATTTATCAGAGACGGCCTTCATGACGGGGGACATCGTATCCCTGACTGCCAGTATCGCGGTCAGTCTGAAGTCTTTGTTCGCCATTTATTCCCTCTCGCTTTGGATCAGGTTCCACTGATCAACATGGAGCCTCAGCTCGCTGAGCGGAAGCCCCATTGCTTCTCGCGGCGAAATCCGCCAGTAGTAGGCGGTCTTGAATGCCAACGCGATCAGTTCGTCGGCGTTTCGCGGCGAGACCTGTTGAAAAAAGCCACGACAACATAGAGCAGCCCGGTGAAGTCGCCGAGGTCAAGCTTCAACACAGCAGACGGCGGAATCGCAGCCAGACGCGCGATGTACTTCACGCACACCGACGGAACCGGCTCCGAGGTCAGGTCTTCGAAAAGGCGGTACGGAAGGCCAAGTTCCTGAACGTCCTTCGGCGTCGGCTCACGAAGCTCGAGCGTCGTGTACTCCTTGTCGCCGACCTTGATCGGCTGGTAAAGCTCAATCGTTTCGCTCATCCGAGTTCTCCATTCGTTCCTTCAAACTTCAGAGAGACCGTGCCGTCGACAGGCTTGTAGGCAACATCGCCGACGAGGTAGGCCTCGCTCAACGTGTAGACCATGCCGTTTGCACATTCGGCCGTGATCGTGAGAGCCGTGTTGTTGGCGAGGGTCTCGACAGGGAAGTTGGCAGGGACGAGGAAGTCGCCGCTGATGTACGGGGCGATCACCGTCTCGCCGAAGCCGGCCACACCGAGCGTCGACATCTTCGACTCACGCGTGACTTGGTTGAGCGGGAACTCAAGATTGCCGCTCAGCTCGAGCTGCTCGCCGTTTACCTTGAAGTAGCAAGTACCGGCAATTCTCTTGGCCATGTTTATTCCTCCTGATACTGAAGACGGAACTGATTGAGAACCGCAAACACGCGGAGCTGGTTGACGTAGTCGGGCGGGAAGAGGACGTCAAGGCGGTTCGGATCGTCGGCATTGCGCTCGACGATCAAATACTTCTTGAAGAGGTCCGCATTCTCGACAATGCCCGCCAGTTCAAGACGACGGTAGAGCGCAACCAGTTCGCCTCTGATCACGGACGGCGTCACGATCGCCTGTCCTGCGCCGTAGCGCGTGCCGTCGGACGCGAGCTTGTGTCGACCGTACTTCGACGTGATGAGGGACTTCAGCTGACGCAGGACATAAGCCGACGTATGCATCGTCTCGCTATCGAGGTAGGACGCGTCCTTGTCGCCGTATGCGTTTCGCTGATACGTCGTCACCGCGCGTTCGATCATCACCGAGCCCGCCGTGGTCGTCAGCGTCGCGATGCCGTTTTCGAGAAGCGTCTGGCGTTCCGTCATGATGAAGCGGCCTTGAGCCGGCGTCGCCATAACGCCCGTGAGAACGCCCGTCTGGGTCGGACGTGCCGGGTCCGCGCTGATGAAGACGAACGTGCGAGCCAGATAGGCAGCGAGTACTTCTTCAACAGCGGTCGGCATAGCGGGCTCGATCCCGACGATGGTCATGTGCTGATCGTTTCGAGCGGACCCGAAAGTCTTCAGCGTTTCGACATCGCCGCGCTTGGCCGTGTAGACATGACCGAACTGCATGCGGAACGGACTCCAGCGCCCCGAGGTGTCATTCATCTCGGTCTGGAAGGCATCGAGCACGGCCGCATCGGAGTACGGCACACCGATGAAGTCGTAGGTCACGTCGCCCATTGCTTCGATGGCGGCGTCGATGTCCGGATCGACCGTGCCGCCGCTCATCGGCGTGATCTCGACAGAGAGGCCGGCCGGCAGCACCTCACCGTTGATCAGGCCGCGAAGATTCACGTTGAGCTGAATACCGTTGCCGATCGTGCCCTTCTGGCGAGCGTTGACTGTGCAGACACCCTCCGATGCACTTGCCGTCACGGGCAGATCCTTTTCAAGCGTGATGGCGTCGCCGAGCGCCTGAGCAATCTGCGAAGCCCCATCTCCATCGGCTACGGCCACCTGCACACGGTCGCCGCCGATGTAGAGACTCATCGTGCCGGCCTCTAGCGCGGTCCCCGTGATCTCCACCTTGCCGGAAGCAGCACCGGCGCTCTTGCCTTCAGCAACGGGAATACACACCAGCTGGCCGAACGAGTCGACCGTGCGGTAGGCTTCAACCATGCGGGCGAGCATCGAGCCTCGGCCGAACAGCTTCTTGGCCATGGCGCTCGTAGAGACCGTCACAGGAACGCCTGCTTCAGCCGTACCGCCCTCGAGCATCTGACCGATCAGCAGAGACTTCTGCGTGTCGCTCGGTGTGTATGCCGCGGAGTTGTCCATCTCCGCATAAAAAAGCGGCACTCGAATGCCGCTCGGAATAGTGTTGAAAGACACCGTCATAAATCCACCTTGATTCTTCCTTCCAGTTGACCGTCAGGTCGGTTCTTATGCATCGACGGATCAACGCAATCGACATTGATGTCCGCACCTTCGAAAGGCGGAAGGCCATTGAGTTCCACTTCCTGCCAACTGTCAGAGATGTCGAGATAAGTCTCAAACGCGAAGTCGAGCTGATATGCAGCCCTCGCGTCGTCCATGTAGATCAGCGATCCGCCATCAAAGACGATATCGCTGTGCTCGTCGCGCGGCTCCATCGTCCAAGAGAGAAGCGCCCGGAAGACCTCGTGCTTCAGAAGCTCGATCCACCTTGCTGCGTCCTGACCTCGCTCGTCGGCGAAGTTCGGAACGAGCAGGATGACACCAAACGTGTTCGTGACCGTTTGGAAGTAGCTGACCTCGGACTCATTCGGTCCCGCATCTTCTCGAAGCGGAACGACATACACCGCCGGCAGCGGAGGGTTCTCATCCTCCGTCAAGCCCGCCCATTGAGCAGCACCGGCTACGCGACCTTGAAAGGTCGGACATCGAGCGCGAAGAGCGCTGATGATCGGATCGAGATTCATATCACTCCCGGTTTAATGGAATTGGAAAGCGCTTCGTACATGTCGCGCTCAAACTGCAGGCGATTTTCAGTCGCCGCATCAACGATGAAGTTTTTGCGAAGCGCAGCCACCTTCTTGCCTGATCGAGCCTTGTGAGCCCTTGCCTCTTCCTTTGTTTCCGAATGAGGTGCGCGATGACCATAAACAACGAAGGCCGGATAGTAGGCTGGCATCTTCGCCGTCTTAGACGGATGCACGAACGCTGTGAATCCGCTTCTGGACGTCTTAACCTTGATCGACCGGCTCATCTCACCGGTCGCCTTGCCAGGGTATTGACCTGGTGCAGAAACCGCGTCTTCTGAGATGAGCTTTCGCGCCAACTTAAGGACGTCCCCGCCAGCCTTCCGCAACGCCTTCTTCATCTCCCGGTTGTCATAGTCAATCGTTCGGAACCCAGGATCTACGGCGCACTGCACAAGCATCCGTCTTTTCCTCCACATCAAGCACCGTGAAACGTCCGAGGCCGCCGAGGTCGGAGACCCGTCTAAGGCGATAAAGCACGCCGTCGACCATCAGCTCAGTCACGCCCTTGAAATCTCGAGGGCCAGTGCGACCGGGCATCGAGCGAACGATCACGCGATGCGTCACGCCGGACTCGATCTGCTTGGATCCGAAATAGATCCCGGCACCGACCGGCTCCAACTTGCCCCACACCTCGTCTTCCTGAACGGCGGTCTTGGAAAAGCCGAGACGCTCGTCCGGGACGGACATCGTGTGAAAGATCTTCACGCGGTGGCGGAGCTCACCGATCTGTGGCACGTTCATAGCCAAGTCCTAAAAGGATCGAGCAAGAAGTTGACGAACGGACTTGGCTTGAGTTCGCCTGCCGTCGCAGCCTGCCTCTGCTCGTAGAGATGAGCGACATGGATCAAGATCCATTGCCGTATTGCAGCCGGCACATCTGATGGATCCTCTCCGAATCCGTCCGTGCCCTGACGCGTTATGAGACCGCGCTGAAGCTCATGCTCGGCACGCTGAGTCACGGCGAGCATGAGCGTCTTGATGAGGTCGTCGTCCGCGGACGTGTCAAGGCGCAGGTGCGCTTTCACCTCTTCAAGGCTGACAGCCGGAAGAGCGCTTGCGGTATCGACAGACATCACCTGCCTCCTTATTCGATCGGAAGCGTCAGATCACCACCGCAAAGAGCGGCCGCACGTTCAACACCGAAGCCAAGACGGCGCTCGGCACGGATCGTGACGAGGTTCTTCTGGACGTTGTCGACGTCCTGCTCGAACATTTCAACAGTCATACCCTGTCGCGTCCAAAGCGTGGCCGCTGCGTTGAAGTCGCCAACGAGAAACTTGCCCTGCGTGATGGCCGGCGTCGTCCAGACCGGAAGGCCCCACAGATACTTCGGTGCGACGGAGGCGGGATGGCCGAGGTAGTAGTCGCCGCTGGCGTTCTTTTCCATCAGCATGCTCGTCCAGTCGATCGGATTGAGCAGGATGACGTTCGGACGGAAGAAGGCATCTTCGACCTTGGCCTTCGCAAAGAGGATCAGGTCGAAGATTGTCGGGGCCTTGCCGAGGTTGGCCTTCGTCGCACCGTGAACCGTGTAGTTGCCGTCGTGAAGAATGCCGCTCAGGTTCTGGCCGGTGCCGTCACCCGTCACAAGCTGATCTTCGACAACCAGATCAACGCCATACACAAGACGCTGATTGATGTAGGCGACCAGAGCCGGAGCATCTGCCATGAGTTGCTTGGAGATTCGGGCGAGATGAGCGATCGTCTTGACCGTTCCGGTCTTCGCTTCAAAGTCCGTCGAACCGAAGGGCTTCTGCGCCCCTTCAGCAACGAACGCCGCACCATTGACGTTCTTTGCCTCGTTTTCCTGGACGTACTCGAAGGCATTCGTCGAAATCGGCAGGGACGGGAAGAGCCCTTCGATCGTGAGAGGACGGAATGCACCCGGCATGATGCCCGGACGACGGTACGCCTGAACGATGCCACCGGTCGGCGTCGTGATCGGATTGACAGCCTCTTCCTTCTTGTCGGCCTGTTCTGCGATCTCTACACGAGCCTTCTGGGCAGAGCCATCACGGAATGCCTTGAAGTTTTCGGCTTCGACGAGGTTCTCGCCGGCCGTCTTCTCTTCCGGCTTGTCCTGATGCTGAATACCCTTCTGCTGAAGTTCCATCAGCTGACGAGAAAGCTTCGTCTGCTCATCGCCGAGACGCTTAAGTTCAGCTTCGTTAGACTTCGCCGTTTCGCCCATCTTGCCTTCGACACGGTCGAGGGCTTCCATCACTTGCTTGATTTCATCAGCCATAGTTTCACCTTTCATTTAGGAGAGAGAAAGCTCAAGCTTCTTGACTCGCTCGAGCAGTTGGATTGCCATCTTTTCCTCTTCCTCAGACTCCCTCTGAGAAGCGAAAAGCTTCTTGGCTTTTGCGACGATTGACGTCGCGGTCGACTTCGAGAACCCGCCTGCCTCCCGCAGGAAGTTTTCAAAGTCACGAATGGTTTGAAGTCCGTCGATCTCTTCTGATCGGACTTCGGAGACACGGGCATCGCCGTCCGCAGGGAAGTTCACGATGGAGATCTCGTAGAGCTTGGAGACCGACTTGATGATGCGACCGCCGTCCTTCTTACGCTCGTAGTCGCCTTCGGACAGGCGGAATCCGATCGAAAGTCCGTCGACGGTTCCGTGCTTCATGGCCGCCAGAATCGCGTCCGACTGAGGATTGCCTGGCGTCAGTTCCCCTTCAACAAGCAGCCCCTTCTCGTCCTCAACCGCAGAGAGCCACTTGCCGACCGGCAGGCCCCAGTCGTGGGCGAAAAACATTTTCGGCATGCCGTTGTCGGCCAAGGTCTTCAGGTATGCGCCAGGCAGAATCGTGTCGCCGTAGCTGTCGTTGCCGTTGAAAGTCGAGGCGTACCCCTTGAACTTGCGGGTGTCGCCATCGAACTTGAGCTCCACGCTTTCAAGCGGAAGACTTTTGTAAATCGTCATCATTGCCTCACTGGTGTGCCGTCTTTCGGAGAAGAGCCGACGCGAGTCGCCTCTCCCAACTTGTCGAGCGGGACGAGGTTGGACTGAGCGGTGAGCGCGTCGCCTCCCTCAACAGGCGGAAGGTTCTCGAGCCGGCGGATCTCGTTGCGGCTCATCGCGCCGTTCTGCGCCATGGTCGAGTAGAACTGCGCTCGCTCTTGCGGCGTCGTGCGCAGGAAGCCGTCGAGCTTGAACTCGATCGTCATGTCAACATCGGTGATGGGGATCAGCCGGCGGCTCAGCGCCTGCTCGAGCTGCTTGCAGAGCGGCCCGATCGTGAACTTGTGGAACCCTTCAACGATCTGAGCGATGCCGCTGCCCCAAGTCGTCTGCGCGTTCGAGCCGACCAGGACACCCGGCACCCCGAACCATCGGCAGATCTCTTCGACGCTGAACTGGCGAGTCTGCAAAAGCTGAGCGTCGGCCGGCGTGAGCGAGAGCTGCGTGTACTTGAGGCCGCGGTCGACCACGTACAGACCGCCGCCCTTTGCCGTCATTCCCTTGAAGCGGTCGCATACCGCCTTCAGTTGCTTGTCATCAAGCGTCGAATCAGTGTAGAGAACGCCGGACGGTTTCGATCCGGATCCGTAAAGACGCGTCGCGTTGTCCTGAGCAGAGATCGCCTCATCCGTCGTGGCCCGCATGTACTCGAGCTTCGAGAGTCCGATAAACCCATTGCCAAGGCCCTTCCAATGAATCATGTTCTCGGGCGCGATTACGGAGATTGCCCCGTCCTGATAGTACGTGTAGACCTCACCGCCTTCGACGATAGACACCTCCATCTGATCCGGTGAGAGCGGGATCAGAGCTACCGGCTCTCCCTCGCCATCTCGAATGATCTGGGCGTAGGCATTGCCTCGGAGCATGCGGTTGACGACCATCGCAGAGATGAACTCGTTTTGCGTCATCCAGGCATTGGGACGGTCATGAAGCAGCATCCACAGACGGCTTTGCTTGTCTGGATGGCGACCGCCGTCAGCCGTATCGCGGTAGACGTAGAGTGGCAGCGTGCTGATGGTCTGAGCAAGAAGCTCGACGCATGCGAAGACTGCAGAGATCTGCAGGGCCGCGTCCGGCGTGACCGTCTTCGTCTGCTCGATGATGGGCGAGACCGGCATAGGGATCTGCTGCCCGGACGCAGTGCCGAGCGGACCGCCCCATCCGGCCACCCAATTGATCAAACGTTTTACGAACATTCCTACCACTCAATAAATACGGACTCCGAAGACTCCTCAATGTCATCGAACGGATTAGCTTCTTCCAACGTGTTGGAGATCCCCAGCGCCATGATCAAGGCGACAACGCCGTCGATCTTGTTCTCATACCTTTCCTTCCTTGGAAAGATGTTGTCCTTCGCATCGAGCTTGGCCACGACGTTACCCATCATCCATCGGAGAACGGGATTTCCGTCATGGTTCACGCGCTTGTCCTGGACCAGCGCCTCGAGCGACTTCATCGGATCCGAAAAGTTCTGGACCGTGTTCCGATACTCGACCATTGGAGCGCCGTCATTCCCGAGATTAGTAGCGAGCTGCAGCGCGTTCCACGGGTCATAGGCGATGCCCTTCACATCAAAGCGTGACAAGTCGTCACGGATATCCTCTTCAATGCGGGAGAGATCCGTCATCGCGCCGCCGGATTGCGTGATCCAACCTTCCTCGACCCAGCCTCGATACTGAGAGTTGGTCGACTTCTCGACGGCGGCCTCAGGCAAATAAAAGTCGGCGAAGACCACAAAGGACTTGCCGACCGGAAAGAGAAGCACCTTGGCCGTGACGTCGTTCTTTGCTCCGACGTCCAAGCCGATGTAGCAGGGCTGACTTTCGAAGTCGCTTCGATCGACATTGATCTCGCCCGCTTCCCAAGCCTGCATGTCCATCCAGGCCGACGAAGCGGAGCACCAGATGTTCAGGTGCTTGGTCTTGAAGTTGTTGACCGCGCTCGGAAGCGCGATCGCCTTCTTCATCAGGGAGGTGATGATTTCAGGACGTACGGAAATGCCCCAGTTCGGGTTCGCCTTCTCCAAAGCCTCGACCGTCGTCCAGTCGTCGCCTTCGTCCAGACCGTAGATGATCCCGAACTGCGTCTCGTCCACAACAGCCTTCTCGAGCACCTTTGTGACCATCGTTCGAACTTCGTAGCAGATGCCCGACGTGTCGAACCCCGCCGTCGTAATGACGAACATCAGCGAGTTCTTGCGCTTGCCGGTCGACGTTTCGACCACGTCGTAGACGGCTCGCGTCTTGTGGGCGTGCAGCTCATCAATGATGGCCAAGTGAGTGTTCAAGCCGTCGAGGGTCGAGCCTTCTGCGGACTTCGCCTGAAAGGTCGAATTGCTGGTCGGCACGTAGAGCGCGTTCGCCAGCACCTGAAGCCCGAACTTGTTCCGTAGCGGCGCATTCCGCTCAGCCATCACCTTCGCGTCACCGAAGACGATCTTCGCTTGGTCTCGCGTGGTGGCGAAGCTGTAGACCTCGGCACCGCCTTCGCGGTCGGCGACCAAGCAATAGAGACCGACACCGCTAAGCAATGTCGAATTGTGCGTTTGAATGAACCCTCTGGTGGCAAGATAGCAATGGTCTGGCGAATCAACTTCAATGCATCGAACTGGCACAGACTCAACCTTGTCGCACCGAACAATTTGACGGTAATCCTGCAAGCTACGCTTCGCCGGACGTTCCCGCATACGTTCCAACTTTCTTGTCAGCTTGAATACAGGCACATCCTTGTACGCATGGAACAGAATCCTATAAGCAACGCCGCACGACTTACTAGCAATTGCTGTTTCCTTTTCCATGATGCGCGGCCGCATGCCAAGAGACGAAATCAACGCATACACGTCATAAGCGATTCGCTTATCTTTTTGAACAAACTCACACTGTCCCTGACCCTTACTGATGAAGCCATCCGTATCCATCAAGCCGCGCAACAACTCAAGACGCTGTTCCTTTGATGCAAACAAGTAGTCAGAAGGGATGTGCTTATTTCCAAGGACGCCCAGTGCTTTTAACTGACTATGAAATGTTCCGTGACGTACGCCCTTTCGTCCATCGCTGAGTGACCAGGCATAGTTGCCATTAACTTTGTGAACAGGGTACCCCAGAGCCACGATTCGTTCGATGGTTTCTGCGTCTGCACATGTAAATCGACAACCCATAGAGGCACCATCGCCAAGCCATAAGCCAAGCATGTACGGATGAATAGGAAGGCACTTCTCTTGGACATCGAACGGAGCGGCGACCTTAATCCGGTGATTCCGATCGCCATGACAATACAGTGTCCGTGCGATTTCCTCAGTCGTCTTGACGGTCGGCTTCGGCCCAGCGTGTTTTCCCCCGCGTCCCTTCAACCGGTCTCTGTCTCTACGGCTGTCGGTTACCCACTGGTGATAAGCATCGGCGACAATAACTTCGCCGGTTGAGAATTCAACCTCGTAACACGGTCTGTCATTCATCACCTCGGTCGCAGCGACGATCTTGCACGGCTTGCCATCGGACCCGAAAACATAATCCCCCACCTTTAGATCTTTCATAAGACGAAAACCTGAGGGAGTCGGGATCTCAGTATCTAGGGCCAGCGCCTTTCCATTTCCACGCGGTACCTCAACGTAGGCGCGACGATAGCGTCGGCCGCCGTCATCCCGGCGACGCCAACCAAAGGCCGTTGTCAGGGTGAACACCTGCCACGGCTCAAGATGGATGCGAGTGCCGGCAAGCTCACCCTTCGTGTGGGTGAGAAGTTCGATGAACTTACAGACTCGATTGGCCTCGTTTTCGTCGAAAACATATAGGGACCTGCTGCCTGCATAGGTCTTCAAGTCAGCCAGCTGCCGATCTACGGCCAGCTTCACCCACTTGCACGCGGGGATCTTCCCTGACATGACGTCGGCGGCGTACTGTCTGGCGATCTTGACGTAGTCTTTAGAAGCCATCGTATTCGTTCTGCTCTTCGTCCTTGGGATCCGCCTTCACGCGCGCGCGCGACACCGGCGTGAACCCAAGCTCTTTTTCGCAAGCTGCGAGCACCTGCTGCACTTTGATGAGTGCGTTGAAGCGAGGGTTCAGCTTGTCGGAGATATTGCCTTCCTCATCCAGCGCGACGACGTCCTCGTGGTCGAGCTGCTTGGCGATCTTGCGATAGAGCGCATAGTTCCTCGCCCAGCGCTCTAGCACCGTCACGTCAAGAGCCGTGAGCATTCCCTTTGGTGCGCAGGCAATCGCCAACCTCCACGCCTCGCGGGCGTCTTTGGTCAAGCCGACGGGCGGCGTCTCAGTCAAAGTAGCGTCAGAGATGACGATCGACCTCGAGCGACGGCACGGCTGAAGCGTACCCGACGCGGCCTTCTCGGCATCCGACTTGCTTGCTCTCGGCATTGAAAACTCCATGAATTGCACGCGCAAAAAATTGTGGTCGGTCGCGGTCTAGTGCATAGGGGCGGATTACTTCGTCCCCGCCCCTCCCCGTTCGGCGCCACCAAAGCCTCCGTGGTAATGTTTGTTTGCTGTTTCACTCACCACGGAGGCCTTCATGGACCGACCGCTGCTACTGGATCGCAAATACCAGAACGATCTCCTCACTTTTCTACTTCACGATTTCCCGCTCTTTGAGAAAACCATGAAACACTGCGAAGCTTTGAGGAAAGAAGACGACGAGAAGTTCATTGCGAACATTGTCTATTTGGAAAAACACGGATTGATCGAAGACGGCCCGAGCATCAGGTTTTCAGGGACTGGAGACTGTTTTGTAGGTGGAGGAGATCAACCACGCATAACCGAAAAGGGGATCGACTTCATACTTGACGACGGAGGCCTGGGCGCCATCCTTAACGTTCAAACCGTCAAGCTTCATCCGGATACGATCCGCGATCTCTTGGCCAACGCCGTTGAAGCCTCCAGCCTCACCCAAGAGCAGAAGGACAGCTTCCTCGATCAGATCAAGAGCGTCCCTGCCGACCTGGCAAAAGACCTATTAGGCAAACTTGTTGGCAAGGGGGCTGATGTCGCTCTTGGGCAGCTGACTCAGATAACGGATCTTCTACTCTAAAGCCCGCCCAGAACCGGTCATCGATCAAACGTTCACGATGCAAGTTCCGGAACTGAAAGGACACGCCGCCTATGGATGCAACGAACCTCTCCATTGAGCAGTCGACCCATAGCGTCAGTTCTGAACCTCTCGTCTTCGTGTTCAACTCGAACTCTGTCTCCTTAACACGGACCAACTTTCTGACCATAATCAACTCCGATTTCCGAACCCACCGTCATCACGCGCCGTCTTTCGGCTGTGACACTCGTGGCAGAGCGGCTGAAGGTTGTCCTCGTCCCACATGAGGAACGGGTTCCCCTTGTGCGGCCTGATGTGGTCGACGTCGGTCGCCAACTTGATGATCCCGCGCTTCTCACACTCAACACATAGCGGATGCGCTGCTAGGATTCGAGCTCGAAGGCGTTGCCACTTGTAGCCGTAACCTCGAGCAGCCGACGAGCCGGTTCTCTCTGTCCGGCGCCTCTCCCGATCGGCCGCGAACTTCGCGTCACGAGCCTCGCCTGCGGCCTTGTGTGCTTCGCAGTACTTGGCGCCAAGCGGGACCGGCTTGCGGCAGCCTGGATACTTGCAGAGAGTCAAGATCGGCATCCTTCACCTGAATAAAAGGTTCATCTCGGAAGGCCGCGTTCCACGGACTTCCGAGATGAACCAAGAAAAAGCGGCTTATTGAGCCTGCTGAACAGGCTTTCCGTCAGAGCCGACAGGTACGTAAACGACCTGCGGTTGCTGAGTCTGTGCCGGCTGTTTCTGTTCGTCGTCCTTCGCCACGGCATCGTAGATGGCATTGCCAGCCATAGAGCCTGCGGCGGCCCCCATGACAGACGACCAGAAGCCGCCACCACTGGAGGCAGGGGCCTGATTCACAGTCTGGTTGACAACGGTCGTATTTTTCTTCACGACGGTCGTGCTCTTAGGTGCATAGGTTCTGGCCGGAGCAGGACGGGAGAAAGATCGACCGCCGCTAAAGCCTCGACCACCTCGTGCTTCCGCAGCTGTAGAAACGAAAAAGGCGACCGCAATGGCCGCCACAATAGCTTTCTTCATAGGTAACCCAAGTAATTAGAGAGGGCGAGGATTTCTCCCCGCCCCGACCTCGGAGCAAACTGCCCTAAGGTAGCGAACCATCAATAGAAAAAGGGCGGCCTCTTTCGAAGTCGCCCTTTTCGTCTTTCTTCGGAGTTTCTCGATGTCACCCTTGCGGCCGCGACTCAGAGAAGAACTAGCGCCTTGAGCGCCTGCTACAGATACACTTCGGCCTGCGCGTGCGCTCAAGTTGGCTGATTCACAGCTTCGTACTAGTTCATGAACCGAGTATAAGGAACCCCATTCAAGGCCTGCACCCCTCTTTTTACATTTGGTTACTTAAACAAGGGGGCATCCGAGTGCATCCCAGAAATCCCGTTCGCAGACGATCACTAACTTAGCGCCTTCCTTTCTCAATTTCACGGCCTGCTCAACCTTTCGACCATAACACGAAAAGGCCCAACTCCGGTTACCGGCGTTCCCGACGACAAGATAGTCGATCTTCTTTGAGATAGTCATCTTCACCAGGCCACCCGCATCCAGAATGCGGCGACAAACCTCTTCTCGGCTCGCCTTCTCAAACTCACCAGTCACGCAGAACGTCTTTCCCTCTAACTCCACCTCTGGATCAACAGCGCAAATTCCCTTGATCGAATACTTCTGCTTGAGCTCCAAAAAGCGTTCCTTCGACAAGGTGGCCGATTCATTGAAGTCGATGAACTCCCCCATAAAGGTCATGATCTGTTCGCGCTCTTCATGAGTGACATTACCATCCGTCAAGGCATTGACTAGTAGCGACGAGATCTCGTCATATGGGTAACTGCCAGCAAGGTAATCATGTTCGAAGACCCAATCACGAAGAGAATTGATCTCCTCGTCTGACAGTTGTCTATCTGCAAGTATTCCATGGAAAATCCCATGGAGTTCCTGGATACGATCCTTTATGAGGTCATCGATATCTGTCCATTCCGAGAGTCTGTCAGCGAGCCAAACCAAGTCTTCGATCTCTTCTGGATCGATCTTTCCGTCTCGAAGATAGTCCTCCAGATGATTGATCACAAGATCCCACGGATGGTACTTTGCATAATGAGCATTTTCACGAATCCATTCCCAGAGTTCCGTCTGCTCCTCTTGGTTGACAACACCGTCAACGCAAATCCCTCGCAACAACCCTGACAGGCTACGGAAGGCCTTCTCTTTGATCCTGCGACCATTGAAGGCCAAATGCTCACGGGCATCGTATGCACGAATGCTTTCCAACTCCATGTTTGCTCCTGATCTCTTGAACCAATCAAATAAAAAAGGCGAACTACACCAACTCGCCATTTCACCTACTTCAGCTCAAGAAATCATAGGCTACGCATCGTAAAGACGTCTCAGGAGATTCCCTAACAGCCACTCGGCCGCCATCAGGTCATCGGCTGCACGGCGCCTACTAGTCCCTGCCGACCGGCATAGTCGACCGAAGCATGACCACTGGACGTCCTTAGCAAGATAGAAGGTCGTGATGAGCTTCCTTTCGATAGCAGGCATGAGAGGCGAGCAAAGAGCCGCCTCGACCTTTTCCGCATCAGCCATATCCAACTGTTTTGACGGCGCCGCCCTGCACGGGGCATTCTCATCGCGTCCATATTCCCTCAAAAGGGTTTCCTCCAACGCAAGGAATGGCGCTCGCCCCCATGACGAGACTGCCCTACGCGGCGCGAAGACCCTCAGCCAGTTCTCCAGTCTCTTCACAGTCTGCCAGTCCCGCTCCACAATTACCTCCCAGTACCTTTGCCAGCAAATCCTCAAGCGAACACCCCTCGAAGCTTCTGCCCTCACCCTGCGCGATGAGCACCTCTCCCTCATCTTTGATCGCAAGGAGCTCGATCTCGAGCCTCGCCCGAACGTCATAGGCTTTGATGGCAACGCATGCAACGATCTGTCTGTCGTCGTCAAAGCACACATCCTGAATGCCGTCCAGAGCCGACTTCACGACATTGTCGATATCCGGCTTCGTGATCTTCTGAACCAGGCCGCCGACTGCCACCTTCTTTTTCTTCTGCGACCATGATGTCGGCGGTTCAGAGAAAGCTCGAATGATCGCAATAGCCGGGGCCGTACCAAGCCGATCTTTTGACAGTTTTGCAGCGAAGCGCAGCGCATCCTCATACGCAACAGTCTTCCTAGGCGTGTAGACAGTGCCGGATCTCGAGCTCACCCGAGGGCGCCCCTTACCGATCGGCTCCCCTTCGACGACTACCATTCCATTTCCACTCCTCAAACCGGCTCCGCCATCGGCGCCGCACGATGACCGATACGCTGACAAAGCGAACGTACACGCTCTGCAGCCGACGGCCTTGTCTGCTTCTTGCCGGCGTCACGCTCGCGCTTCTTGGCGATCCCAACTTCGATCTCACGATGGATCATTGTCGAGATGATGTCGAGCGGGAAGTGGCCAGAACCGCGCCCATACATCGCCTTCATCTCGGCCTCACTCAGCATCTCGATGCCTGCCGCCCGCATGACGGGATCCGCGTTGATCTGGTGAATCACTTCAGTCGCTGCCTCCAAGTCGTTGAAGCATTGGTAGTGAATGATGGCCATCTGCCAGACGGCCCAATACCTTTGCAGAATCTCCGTGACGAGAGGCCAGTTCTGCGACTGCACGCCCGTATGGAATGAGCAGAGAAACCGGCCATTGCGACCCGTATCGCACGGGAACGGACAGCCGGCAGCCGGACATGCCATCGACGTCGGCACCATGTAGGAACCGTTGCCCTCATCCGGACGCGGCCGCGCTTTCTGTTCGCTGATCGCTTTTGAAAGAAACCCTGCCATAGCGGCAACTCCTTTTGTTTGCTTCCGTGGGATGATTGAGGTGTGTTCCCCAACACAGTCCATCAACCACCCCACGGAGAAAGTCATGGATCTATCTACGTTTTTCGGTTTTACGGCCACCGTCGCCGCCATCGTCGGCATCTACCTCACGTTCATCCAAATGCAGCTCCCGTTCCTTAAGCGAGCATCCGACCCGAAGATCCACCAGGGCCGAGACGGCTACTACTATCTGGAAATCCGTCTTTCGATAAGCACCACTTTGCAAAACGTTCGGTTCGGTCGTCTCCTTGCCAAAGGTTTTGATGTCGGACGCAGAACCAATGGTACTTTCGGATACGGGTTCGGAGACTTTGGAGACATTGAGTTTTCAGATTCGATCCCCGTCGATTTTCAGACCTCCGCCAATTCCCTCGAAGAAGGGATCTGGCTTTGGGTCAGGCTCCATAAGCCCGCAGAATCCATAGAGATTTCCGTCGACTACCGCTGGCGATGGCTTCATAAGACGCTCCGCGAATCCATCCCGGTCCCGTCTTTGGAATCAGGAGAGCTCTCTGGCGCCTCGTAAGAGCTCAGGGTCGATGACTGCTCTCTGACAGAGTTCATCCACCTCTGGATCACATCCACGCGATCCCGCAGCCCCCGGTAGTACAGGGTCAAGGCGACGCCCGTAATTGCCACGCATAAGATGGCTATCGATTGAAAAATGTCTGCCATATCGCTACCTTTTTAGACGGTTTTTAAAACCCGTTCTTTCTGACGGGTTTTAAAGCCCGTTTTTTCGGCTCCCATCACGCGTACTTCCCTTCCACGACTTTGGTAAAATTTGACTCGTTCATGAGCCACTCCAAGTCGGCCTTGAACGTTCTGCTATGGCCCTTTCCTGGTTGCTTCAACCCCATCAGGAAGGGGCTTTTTCGTACCAAGGAAAAGTACCCCCGAAAGAGGTCAAGCCCGTCAGCCTGACTCGCGACCTTCTCAGTCGTGCAGACAGAGCGCCAGCGTGCCGTGATCCAGCTTCTGCGCTTGGATGTGAGCGTGGCCACCCGGGGGAGCTCAGGCAGGATCTCGTGGTAGAGGGTCACGATCCGGTCGTAGGGACACGGCGGCATGCGTGAGCCTTGATCCTTTTCCTCGTTGCACGCGGGCGGTTCGGGCGGGGGTTCGACAACGTCGAACTCAGAGCCGACCTCGTCGGCGATCAGGTCGTAGTCGTCAAGAGGCGCCGAATTTCCACCCATATCCTCCCTTCTAGTCTCTAATCTCTTATCTCTATACTCTGGTGGACATTTGTCGCGACATTTGTCGTCAACTTGTCGTGTGTTTGTAAGAGAGACGTTTTTTGCTTCTTTCTGGCGGGCCCTCTGTTGCTGACGCTTCATGGCGCCAACACTCTGCGACCCGATCAAATTCGTCAGATGTGACATGAACAGCGTACCGTCTTCCAAGACCTCAACAAGCCCGCACATCTTCAGATTTACGATTGCGCACTGGACAGTGTTGACGTCGGATCTAGTGAAGTCGGCGAGCTTTTCTGCGTCATACGGGATGAGCATCTGCCCAACCTTGCGCACAAGCAGGCCGTCAGTCTTGAGGGATTTGAGACAAAGCTTCAGGTAGAAGAGCACTTGGGCGGGTCCATTCGGCTGCTCCTCAAGCCAGTCGATCTCGTCGCTCTCAAAAAACTCTTCGCGTAGCTGAAGCCAGTAGAACTTTGCGGATTCTCGCTCGCTCATACGGCCTCCTTCTCGTGTGGTGATTTTGTTTTGAAGTCGGAGCTCAGCACGTGCGGAGGCAGATTGGTTAAAGCGCAAACGGCTGCCAAACGCCGCGCAGGGATCTCTGCATTCTTGCGCCACCGACACACAGCTGACGGGCGCACCCCCAGAGCCTCCGCCAGATCCTTGTCTGTTCCATTAATTGCCCTAGTGGCAACGTCAACAGGGTTAATAACGTTATTTGTCATATCCTTCAAGTAGTTAACATTACGTTAAGTGAGATGGTAACACACTTCCACCTGAATTGTCAGATGACGTTAATTCACTTTTGGTTAACAATGTGAACAAGGAGACTAACTATGGACACTATTTCCTTTATCGACTTCGTGAAAGGCCGTCTTACTGACAAGGGAAAGACGGTTACTCAGATGTGCCGAGACATCGGCATCGCTCGCCAGAACTTTTTCCACTGGAGCAAGGGCCGCGTCCCCACCCAAGAAAGCATTCGCTTGATTTCTGAGTACATTGACACCCCAGTGGACATGCTGCATGACATCCTCGAGAACGGACTTGTCCGGACATACGACCCGAAGGAAGAGCCGACTCCTCCACCAGGGTACGTAACGATTCCTGAATTTGAGCTACGTTTATGCGCAGGCGCAAAGGACAATGAGCCGGAGTGGGTAGAGGTGCATTCAAGCAAGCCTGTTATTTACGACGAGGACTTTTTCATTGAGCACATGGTTCAGCCGCGCAACTGCAAGCGTGCACGCGTGTACGGCGACAGCATGGAGCCCTTCATTTACGACGGAGACAAGGTAACTTTTGCCACATTCCCAGACCCCCATGTTCCGTTTGTCCATATCGTTGACGGCGAGATATACGTCATATCCATCGACGGCGCCATGAAGGTCAAACGCCTCTCCACCTGTAAAGATGGCATCGTCGTCACAAGTGACAACCCGTCTTACCCGTCCGAAACGTACATCGGAGAGGAACTGGATCGCCTCCGCATTTACGGTAAGGTACTTGAGATCAAACGCTCCCTCTAATCCACAACACAGTGCCGCCCTTCACGCGAAGTGGCGGTTTTTTTTTGCTCTTAATTAACCTACTGTTGACTTATATCAAAAAGGAAGCCTCTTCGCGCTGTCACCACGTTGACACTGTTAACAACCGTTAGTTAACATTGCGTTAACGCCTATGCGTTAACCTCAGTCAACCATTATGCGGAAAGTTTCCTCATGACCGACACCACTGACCAACTTGCCCTGACGAGCGCCTTCATGCGCCCCTACATCGCCTTAGCCCGCAAGCACGAGTACTACAAGCTCGTGCGGACCAGAATGGCGGCAGAGCTCGCAGGCGCCCCCGCATTTCCTAGCGATGACATCCGAGACGAATACTCCCGCCTCGTCCTCGACATCAAGAAGACAGCCATGCAGGACCTGCTGACCTGGACACTCTCAGAACGCATTTACTGCGACGAGACGTACTTCTCGATCGGCTTTCTCGCTGACACTGTCGCCCGCACCGCACTTGTATGTGCAATTGCCGCAGACGAGAACCTAGATCCGATCCTTGAACCGGGTGCGAAGCAGTCCGTGTCAGAAAGGAGGGCGGCATGACCGACCAAATCAAGCGCATAAGCAAAGAGGCCGCGATCGACATTTGGAAAAGTCAATGCGCAGCCTTCGTGAAGTCGTTCCGAAATAACTGCTACCGCATGGGGGTCCCTGATCTCCTCGACACCCTCGAGGAGCTCCACGGGCGACTAGCCCCAAGAGAAGAGGATCCTCTGGGCTTCTTTCTCAGTGATTCCCTCGGTCAACGCCTTCCGGAGAGCAAGAAGGTAAAGAGCATCCGCGCGCGCAAACGCCGCGAGCTTCTCGCCCTCCCAGTGGATGAGCGCCTGCCGAAGCACCTCTTCAACGTCGTCCTCGTCGTTGATGACGTTTTTGCCGGCGCAAAGCTTGACGAACTGCACAAGGCCAAGGTCCTGAAGCTTCTTGTTAAGCGGAAGCACAAGGGAGCCGTTCGTAAGCGCAGTGCAGATGATCTTCGTCGCTTCATCGCTGGTAAACGCGTTCTTGCCATTGTCATTTGAAGTCATAAGTATCTCCTCCAGTGAGTGGTTGGGTAATTGCTTCACCATCCATCTTCTCACTGCGAGGAGAGCCCAGCAATTCGGGAATCCATCATGAACAACACCGACAACAAACCCGCTCGCAAGCAGGCCATCGTGCTCAACCATAAGCGCGCAACCAGAGGCTGCCTCTCGCGTGCCGTCGAATATGGCCGCCTCACTGTCGGTCAACTGAAGGCGGCGCTAGAGACGGTTGACCCGTCGCTGGTGGTGTGCCTTTGCGATGGCCCCATCGGCGCTGCCAACCCTCTCGAATCTGCGTCCGTGGTGACTCTACGTGAAAACTGGTTTGACCCCGACGTCTACACCCCCATTCTCACCTCCCCTGAAAGGAGCTCCAAATGACAACGCTTCTTCGCATGGTCGCCCACCTTCCGCCGGCATTTTCCCGCTTCGTCTTCGGCGCCCCGGACCAGGACTACCGCGGACCGCTCTGCTCCGAGGAAGAAGACCGTCGCGAGCTTCGATTTGGATTCGTCTTACTCGCGGCCATTCCAGCGACGGCGGCATTGACGCTCCTCATGCTCGGCGCCATCTGAACCTACTGGAGGACTCAATGTCACACCCCATTACCCAAGGTCGTCGCATCCGCAATGTCAACGGTGTCGGCTACAACCTCACCTGGCTCGGAGAACGAGAGGGACGGCTCTGTCGCCTCATCTTCGACCTTCACTCTTTCGACCTCAGGACATTGGAGGACATCGAGCAGCTGATACCCCTACGAAAGATTCACGTCGCATGCGACATCAGCGGTCGAGAAGCGCTTGAAAAGATCATCCGCATCATCTGCGATGAATACCCGCAGTACATCGACCTCATCTGTCCTGAAAGGAGATCCGCATGCGTGACGGAATGATCGTCTACCGGGAGCAAATCCATGAGGTCGGTCGCGTCGGCTATCGCCTGAGTTGGTCAATGGAGGACTTTCCGAACGAGACCCTCAAGACGCACATGATCGTGCGCTACGGCATGACGGCCTTCAACCTCTGGAGCGGTCGAGAGATCAGCACAGTCCTCATGCCCATCAGCTTCTCCGTTCCGGCCAGCACAACTGAAGACGACATTCGAAAGATGGTCTTCCTCAGAATCGCGAAAGACCATCCACAGCTCATCGAGTACATCTGCTGACCTCCGGCCCTCATTGAGGGCATCTTGGCAAGCGCTCTTCCTCCCTTCGCTCGTTCCGGTTCCGTCCGAGCATTGTCAGCCCTCAGGAAGAGCGCTTACCTAGATCAACCAACCATCTGTAGCCAGAACATGCTCAAAGACTTTCTACTCTTCTGCGAGTTCCTCGTTGGATTCGTCGGGCTCGTCGTATTCCTCGCAGCGGCAGGTGTCGCCATTGGCAGCTTCCTCGGCGCCCTGGCCGGCTCCGCCGTCTACATCTATGACGTGATCTTGGGGGCAGCGTGATGACACCGCTTTACGCCGAATGGCGTCCCATCAAACCGAAGGCTTCAACGCCCTGCATCCACGCAGATCGCCTGTCTGATCGCGCCTGCTCCATCAATGCCCAGGCAGACGCCCTCATCAGGAAGTTCTCTGAGATCTATAGCATCCGGCAAGAAGGCAAGCCAAGGAGCCTCTCAAAGATGAGCATCGCTGCTCAGGAAAGCGAACGCTTGGCAGAAGGTCTCCAGTACACCGTTCAGCTACTGCTCGATGACATCAGAGAACTACGGAAAAAGATTCACGATGAGGCCTGCAACTCTGCAGCCAAATTGTCCAACCCCAAGAAAAGGAGATAGCTATGGGACGAATGATCGGAAAGCTCTCGGACGAGAGGACGTGCTACGTCAGCAGCGCGCTCTTGGAAATCGTCAGCGAGCTGACCAAATGCCCTCCAACGATCGACGAAAAGGGGCTGCTCATCAAAGCGACCTATCCGCTGACGGGCTTGGAAGTGTACGTAAGACTCCCAGCATACGGTCTTGATGCTGGATCCGTCTCAAGTCTCGAGTGTGCCCATGACGACATCCTCACGAGCATCGAGGACAAACAAGCCATTGAAGAGCCACACATCGAGCGTAAGGTCGAACAACCGGCCAAGGAAAGTCCATTCAAGCGTCGACCTCGAGACTTCAGCGTATGGCCTCGCGTTCTGAAGAAGCTACGCGACATGCAGCCCTTCTCCAACACCTTCATCTTCGACTGCGAGGACATGGCTGCCACGAGCGTAGCAAATGCAATCCATAGAGCGTTCCATGGTGCATCCAACATCCTTGACCCGCATCTGGCAAGCCCTGTCTTCACCGGCTTTCAATGCAAATGCATGAAACAGCCAGACAACACCATCCGAGTTTTTCTACTGAAAACAGAGGTAAAAAATGATTGACCCATATCCCTACGAATGGCCGCTCATCATCCCGAAGAACGTCGGCATGTACGCCATGCGCTTCGTGCCCCGCGACAATCCCTCTGACGTCTTCACACTGATCGTGAAGTGGGACGGCGAGAACTGGCTTGACGAAAAGTTCGGCGCCCGCCTCGATCTCCGACGCTACATCACCACCTACAAGCTGATGTCAGCCAGTGACCTGGCCGAGCATGAGAAAGCAAAGGAGATCAAGTGAAACGGACAACCTACGCCAGCAAACTCCGCAGCATCGCCGAACACTACGGCCCCATGAGCCAGCTGAGCAAAACGGCTGAAGAGCTCTCCGAAGCCACGTCTGCCGTCATGCGCTACTCTCAACGCCCGACGAAACTCCACTTCAAGCAGATGGCCGAAGAGTTCGCCGACACGCTGATCATGATCGAGCAACTCGAGCTCCTCTTCCCTGAGCTTGCCGAAGAGATCGGCAAGTGCCAAGTGCTGAAGGTCGACCGGCAGCTCGATCGGATCGAGGAAGAAGAACTGCTGAAGAAATGGAGAGATGAAGAATGACGTTCCGCCTCAAAGATAAGAACCTTCAAGTGCAACTGGATGCACTTAGTGATGGAGACTTCTCGAAGAGACTCCAACACGCAAATCATGACGACGGCATGATCTTCGTCGAGTTCGGTGAAAAGCTAGAAAGCCCAGGATTCGACCTGCATCGGTTCAACTTGGCCTTCTTTGATGACGAAGTCAAAGAGATTCACAGGTACAACCCGCACGGATGGAACGCTTTCCCAGAAGTCGAGCCGCCGGAGGGAGTCTTGATGCGGGTTGAATGCAACCAAATGAAAACATGTCTTGTTTTTGAAAACGGAAAATGGCGATACCCAAGTGGAGAGTCGTTTGAAAACTATGAGTTTGCGTTTCCTGTAAAACGCTTCCGCCCGTGGGATGAGGATGACGAAGCATGACGCAATGGAAATACTTCCCGGACACGACGCCGCCGCGCGGCTTGCCGCTCAGGCTCGAAGTCAAAGAAAAGGATCGAAACACCGACACGCCCGAACCCTATTTCGGCAAGCCCCTTTTCAAGGGATATGCAGTTTTTGACGGTCGATACTTTTACCCATTCGGATTGATGCATCCGCTTCCTATTTTTTGGAACGGCCGATTGGACGCCTTCGGACGCGAGGATGTGACTGCTCGATATGCTCCGTGGGAGGATGAGGAATGAGTCAGACAGTAAAAATTGATGCCGCCGCTCAGGACGCCATTGCCGAGATCGTCGGCATGCCGTGGGAGAAGGACTACTTCGACAACACCCATGACAAGGACAGCGCGCACATCGCTACGGTGACGCGAGAAGGCACCTCCGTACGGATCTACGTCTGTGATGAATCGTTGTGTTCCGCCGATTTGTGGTCGTTTGAGGCCGAGCAAATCGGTCAGGCGATTCTCAACGCAGCGAAGGACGCAAAGACCTTCATGAAAGCTCAAACAGAGTGGTCGAGGTCGCAAATGCAGCGCCTCAACTGCGAGATCGATGGCACTCAGAACATCTGGGGTTATGAGTTCTACGTCAACGGCAAGCGTTATGGAGTCCACTTCACAACGAATGATAGCTTCACAACGAATAAGAAAATTCGGACGTGCATCATCGTTGACGGCTCTGGCACTCCTCTTTTCAAAAAAGTGACGGATGACGTGAGCAAGGTTTCGCAAGACGATGCTGCACTTGTGCTCAAGATGTTCCTGCTATCGAAGATCAAGGAGGACGAGGAATGACAGTCGAAATGAAAAAGGAAATTCGAAAGCGAATCGCTTGCATGATGGGCACAACGCAAGAAGCGATTCGCAAAGCCGAAGCGGAGTGCGATGGACGGTTGTACATGGGTCCAATCGACGCAGCGGGAACGCTTGGCGGCTTTTATCTCCTCCACGTCCCTGTCAAGGGAAAGATCGAGCCAACGCTATTTCCAACTGAGTACTTCGTCAAACAGAAGGAGGATAACGCATGACCGCTACAGCAGTTTCTCCAGCACTCGCGATGAGCGAAGAGATGCAGAAGCAGATCATCGAACGCGCCGCAGCACTGATCGCCAGAGCCAGCGCACCGAACGCCCTGCTCTCTTCAACTGACCTCGCATCTTTGACCGGCTTCCCGTACCACGGCTCCACGTTCCAGTCGATGGTCAAGGATCCGAGCTTTCCACGGCCCGTGATGGTCGGATCACGAGAGAAACGATGGAAGTCCGGCGAAGTATTTCGTTGGCTCGAACGCCGCAGATAATCGGCAAGTTTCACTTAGAATAGTAAAATCCCAGCGTGATCTCTCAACGCTGGGATCCTACAAAAATGGATTTTATTATGACAGAAACCTTACCTACGCTCAAGGAAGCGTTCGACAAAACCATTCAACACGTCCCAGACCAAGAAGACGTTGAATTCTGGTATGCACGAGACATCCAGCAATTGCTCGGTTATTCGAGATGGGAAAATTTCATCACCGTCATCAGAAAGTCAATAACCTCCTGCGAAACAACAGGCTTCTTTCCTGAAGACCATTTTCGTGACGTCACGAAAATGGTCCCTTTGGGAAGCGGCTCACAACGAGAAATCTCTGACTTCATGCTAACCCGTTACGCATGCTACCTGATTGCTCAAAATGGAGACCCGAGGAAACAAGAGATTGCCTTTGCTCAAAGTTACTTTGCCGTACAAACAAGAAAGCAAGAATTAATTGAAGACCGCATGAAGCTTCACGCCCGTTTGGAGGCAAGGGATCGGTTACGAGAATCAGAAAAAGCTTTGTCACGCAATATTTACGAACGAGGCGTTGACGATAAAGGGTTCGGAAGGATCCGCTCGAAAGGTGACAGTGCCCTGTTTGGTGGAAACACTACACAAGCCATGAAAACCAAACTGGGCATCGTAAAAACTCGTCCCCTTGCGGACTTTCTTCCGACACTAACTATCGCCGCTAAGAATTTGGCGACCGAGATGACCAATCACAACGTTACGCAACAAGACTTGCACGGAGAACCGTCCATTACAGCAGAACATGTCCAGAACAATAAAAGCGTTAGGGAAATGCTTGGACAGAGAGGAATAAAGCCTGAAAACCTTCCAGCCGAAGAAGACATCCAAAAGCTCGAACGCAGGGTAAAAGCCGACGAAAAGAAGCTAGCAAAGAACTCGGGTTCTCTTAACAAAATCGCCATTAAGTAACGAACATCTTGGTGACGCTATCGAACGCTCAGTTACTGGTCCCGCTCAAACCCGAAACGGCGGGTAAGACACAGTAAAAACTTTTTGATTTCAATTGCAAGGCGATGCGCTTTAGCTGTATCATCAGCTGAAAATTTACAGCGCATCGCCTTTTTTCGCCTGTGGCACAGCATTCATCGGGTCCGATTCCCCGCACCAAGGATTAAGAAAGAAAAGGGAGACGCTTCCGAGTGTCTCCCTTTTCTTCATTCAGCCCGCCGCAGGGCAAATGGGGCGCGGCCGTGCGCACCCCTTCACAAGTCAGTGCTTGTGACCGCAGCCGCAGGCGCCTTCCTCGTGATGATGGTGATGATGCTCTTTACCGTCATGATGATGGTGGTGCTCGCCGCAACCGCACTCATCTTCATGGTGGTGATGATGTTCGCCACAGCCGCAACCACACGCTTCCTCGTGGTGATGGTCATGACCGCCGCAACCGCAGCCGCATTCCTCTTCGGCATGATGGTGGTGATGGCCGCCACAGCCGCAGCCGCACTCTTCCTCGTCGTGGTGG